TAGCCTCTCAATAGCTTCTCAATAGCCTCTCAATAGCCTCTCAATAGCCTCTCAATAGCCTCTCAATAGCCTCTCAATAGCCTCTCAATAGCCTCTCAATAGCCTCTCAATAGCCTCTTGATAATTGTTATAAATACTTAGAGTAATAGAGCAGTTTTTGAGACACTAAAAATCTTTATTTTTTCAATTTTAAATTTGAGTACATCTTTCTGTTTTTTCTAAAATTTCAAAAGTTTTTTAGAAATTACAAAATAAATCAAGAGATGTACTCAAATTTTATTTTTCAAATTTTTAGAAAAATCTAGTTTCTTTTTAAGTTATCATAATTACACACTAGAAGTATTATGTATCAGCTTCATTATCATCGTCACTGTCATCTTTATTTACAAAATGTTCATTATATTGTTTTAATTTTATTCCCTCATCGCTATAGTCAATTTCCTTCTTTTTATAGTCATTTATATTATCTCTTGAATATTCTTCTGTTTCATCTTCACTATCACCTTCAATCTCTTCTTGATAATATTTATAATCTATATAATTCATTTTATATTCTGGGTTTAATATTGAACCTTCTGGAAATTTGTTCTGTTTTGGCTCATAATAATAAATAGCAAATACAATATTATGATTAACACCCTTAAAATCATATAGAGTCCCACGATTTGTTTCAAATCGCAAGGATATTCGAGATAATTTACCAATTGGATGAAACTCTCTTACAGGCAATTTAGTAATTGCTAACCTTTCACTATTTATACCTACATTATCTACGCGGAATTTGGCTAAACCAAGAGAATATTTAGAATATGACAAAGAACCAAATAGATGCTCTTCTATTTCAGGACATTTTAATACAATATATTTATTTCCTATTAAATACACAATACCCGGTGATGTTATTATATGTTTATCATATTGTATAGTAAGTATAACCTTCGTTATATCAGTATTTAATATACTATGAAACATTTTGTACATCTTCGGATTATTATTATATATAGCTTTATATTGATATCTATCGTTGATATAATTAGGGTTTATAGAATTGTATAAATCAAAACCAAGATTTTCATATATAGTAGAACGCTTCATATCAAATATAAAAGGCAATCTGCTGTATATATCTATTAAGTTCGTCAATTCAGCAGGCTCAGAGTGTTTCTTAAATCCTATCTCTGTATCCTCTATTTCTTCATAATTTAATAAAAATGTCTTCAATGTATAATCTCCCGTATCTACCGACAGTTTGCTAAATATATCAGGATAGTCTATCAATTCAGTGCTTCCACTGTTTTTTGTACTATTATCATACAGCTTATACCAAAATGGCATATCAAAAATACTATTGTTTTTACATAATATTATCTCTTCGGCTCTTAGAGCCCTATTATATATTTTAAAATCCTTTATATACATTACAGCATTCATATCAGCCGTCCAAAATTCCTTATATAAATTGCCATTAAGATTATTAGTAATAGGTGCCACGAGAGATTTTCCTATAAATTTCCTGACATAGAATACATTCTTTATAGTTTTTGCTACTGTTATATTTTTAGTAATATTTATTGAAAGATTACTATTAGAAATATATATAACCCAATTATTTTCAAATATTGTCCAGCATATATGAACCTCTCCACTCAAATCAACATCGGGAATTACCTGTGTATCTCCAGCTACACTACCATCCCCCATTATAAACTGGATATTATAAAGAGTTCCTGTACTTCTCTTGACGACACTTACACTCATTCCAGTATATTTTTCTTTTGTTTGCTTCCATAAATGGTAATATCCTAAACTAAATACACAATATGTATTATTTTTCGAAGAATTATATGTTGCCTCTGCCTTAATTTTAAAAGAATATGTAATGCCAATCTCAGTTCCTCCTATAAAACTATTATTCATATCCGCATTTATCTCAAGACCTGGTATATAATTTGAGTATATATTATATATGTTAATATTATTACTAAGTTCTATAAAAGCACCATTGGTTATTTTTGTATAGCCATCAATATAAGTACAATTACTCGTAACTATATCACAAGCTATTTTTTCAGTTACGCCATTCTTAATTATAGGATCATTCTCATCATTACCCAAATAATAATATAATAGATTGTTTTCAACATCTATATTATACATAGTTCGCGGAATACTCGCATCTATTATTTCCATACCAATAACATTTTTAAAGGGTACTGTAAAATCAACTACATATTTATTAGGATTCGGATATTTATCCCTATCTCTGTCCGTACTATCTATTAAAAATGTATAATTCTGTTTTATACTATTATTTTTAAGATAATTAATATCTTCAATTGACATTTGTATCCCTCTATGACACCTTATTAAATATACTGATATTATTATTTATATCAAAAAGCTTAAAAGTTATTAAATATAGTATGTTTGATATATTTATTGCGATTGTCTCCTCGCCCATTTTCTCGTATTTTTCTTAGGATTCTTGGAAAATACTTGGTAATAAATGAAGTTATATCATCATCGTTGTTATATCTATATATTTGCACAAACTCCTTAAAATAAATGTAAAATATTGCTCTCAATACAATATAACAATATGAATGTGTTTTCTCATACCACTTAGTATTCCCTTGTTTGGTCAATATTTTTTTAGCAATAGCTATATTATGCTCTTTATCCTCAGCAAGCATCTTCTTTAAACTGCTAAAAGGCATATTGTGTTCAATACAATAAAATATAACATTAAATATTACAGCGTATGTTTCTATTATTGCCTCGTTCGGTAATAAAAATTGTTTATCGGATATTCCACATATATTCTTTATTTGATTAATATTATTATTAGACCATCTCTCAAAATGTATATCGCTGTGATGTAATAATTCGTGTAATATTACCTTCTCATAATCTTCTTTTCTTATAATATATATATTATTTGAGTTAAAATATGTGAAGCCTCCATTAATATTAACAGCTTCCATTCTATCCCCATTTTTATTAGGAAGTTTGCGTTTTATAGGATTGAGCAATATGTAATAGTTGAAATCTTGCGATGGCTTAATATTAAATAGCTTTTTAATCAAATAAACCCGATATATACTAATAAACAAATGATCTCGCGCCTTTTTAGTTATCGCTTTTTCCAAAAGAATATAAAAATTAATATTTTTACAAACAATATGATAAGCATAATTACACTTTTCAAAGTATTTAATACAAAAACTCCAATCAAAATAGCTATCCTTTAATAATAATTCCTTAAAGTTTTTAAAATCCCCTGAGTTAGATATATCCTTTATATATATATCGCTTCTATTGATATTATAATTTTCCTTAATTATTTTATATAAATCATACTCAGTTTTATTATTCATTTAAAAAAAACTGTCTACTTTCTTTAATAATCATAGATATATATTTATCTTCTTTCAATTTTAAAGATATATCCAAGAGTTTTCCAGACATAATATTGGTATCTCCTGTTTTATCACATAATTCAATAGCTCTCTTAATAAAATGTGTATATACCTCGGTTTTAATAGAATATTTGAAATTACTCTGTTTAATATCACTAACCCAATTATTATCTTTATCCAAATACTCCCAAGTATTATTTGATATATATCTATATTTTCCCTCCAATATCTTAAATACTACCTGTGATATATCATAATCTGTATTATTCATAACACATAAATCTATACAATTATTTATATCCATATAAAATATAATAATAATAAATGCTTATTTATAAATTGCCTCCGCCACCTCCTCCACCGGCTCCTCCGGGTGGAACGGGAGGAGCCAAAAAGACATCGGCACCAGCTCCTAATCAGCGAGTAACATCTTCGGCATCTACAACAGAAGATAAAAGCAAACCTGAAGATTTTGCAAAATATGTATCTACTGGAAAGCTACCCTTCTTAAAACATCAACGATGTATTCATATGACTATGGAACAGTATAAGGAACGCGATCATATCAACGAAAATATGTGTTATAAAGAATTTGATTGTAGTATGTATGATATTGAAAAGAATATAATTCAAAACCTAAACATTATTAAGACAAAAGTAAAACCTCCTTTTAAACAAGGGAATAATGTTCTACTACCACTCCCAATATATGTATCAATTGCCAAGATAATATCAAGGGATAATAAATATGTATTAAAAAATATGTTCGCTGATGTAAACTATAATTTTTCAGATACCTTTTTTGAGAAATATACCTTCAAGGGAATGATGAAAGTAATTATATATATCCCAAATTTGATGAGAAACAATGGTGATTATTATAACTATTATCCATCACTATATACTTACACAAATCAAAACAAATGGATGGAGTATATGACAAGTACTGATTCATATTTCTTGAAGGCTCTTGATAATAAAAAAAAATCTGATAAAACGAGATATGATAACTTATTTAAAAGGTCATTGAATAATATCTGTAATGATTTTGGTTGTGTATCGGATGGTGCTGGTGAAGATATAAACCATATTAAAGGAGATTATGGTGGTGGCGTTTATATGCCTACAAAATGCCTACAATTTAAAGAATATGCTTCACAATATTATATGAAAAGAGATTTTAACGATTTGTATTCAAAAAGTAGTGATGAAATAAAAAAAATATATGAAGAGATAAAATCGGATGCTGAGGAAGAAGCTAAGCCAGATGACGGCTCTTTAAAAGACGAGGAAAAAGATGAAATATCTCGTGATGCTATTGCTGAATCTTTGGCATATGCTGGAAGAGAAGGAAAAGAAGGAAATAAAATTAATAGGTCGTATAATAATACTATCATAAATGATATTAAATTTAGAACAGAACCTGGAAAAAGCTACCCTGGCATTCAAGATATTACCTTCAATATGTTTAAAATAGACGAAAAATATTCCAAGTTTTCTAATTTTTTTCATTATATGCCCTGGGGTGATAAATTATTAAACTACGAATATGTATTAAATAGCGGTAAAACATTCAACTTTGAAGATACTAAATATTTGCTAAAAGATATAACAGTTCCTGTATATTTAAAGTTCAAATCGATTGATGATAAATATTATATGGAGTTCGATAATGAAGGAATATTAACTCTATATAACAAAGATGGTACCAAAAATACTATTATACAAGCGACATATGGTAAACATCTCAAAAATACGAAAGATAGAAAGCTAACATTTGATGGCAATTTAAGTGGTAGTGGAATATTACATATGAAAGGAGAACCTTCCGAAAATAATGATACAGTATCTATAACATATCTTACAAGTAAAACTATTCAGCCTTATAGTATAATATTAGATACATCTCCTGGCAATCTAGGGAAACTTAAAATATATGATTTAGGCTTTAATCTAATATTTAATAATTAAGATATTAGCTAATATATTAGCTAATAGATTTTTTTTTAGTTATTATATATATAATATATAATATATAATATTAGAAGAATGATTAATAACGAATGGGATATATTAGATTTATATTTTAAAGATCATAAATATCCATTTACTGGACATCATTTAGATAGTTATAGAAACTTTGTAAAAGTTAAAATACCCGAGATAATTAAATCTAATAATCCTATCACTATGATTAAAATGGAGGACAATGGTAATAAGAATCTTATTGTCAAAGTTGATATTTATATCGGCGGATTGAATGGTGATGATATATATGTAGATAGACCTATAGCATTTGAAAACGGAACCCCTAAATTGATTACTCCAAATGATGCACGAATGAGAAATCTTACATATGAGACTCATTTATTTACAAGTGTCTTGGTTAGGATTACAAATGATAAAGGTGTAGTAAAAGATGTAGTGTTTAAAGATATAGCTATCGGTGGCATCCCTATAATGCTTCATAGTGATATCTGTCTATTGAAAAATAATGGCTCTGATATATTGAAATTAATGGGAGAATGCCCATATGATACTGGTGGATATTTTATTATTGACGGGAAAGAAAAGGTAATAATTGCTCAAGAGAATATAGTAACAAACAAATTATTTACAAGCAAAATGATAGATGACCCGAATGGTTTTAGTTATAAAGGAATAATTCTCTGTGTCGCCGAGAAAGGCTCTGTAAAACCTTCAAAAATTCAATTTTTTTATGTAGATACTCCTATTAAAAGCAATGGCATATATCACGATGAAAAAATCAAGATACAATATAATAACAAAAAATACAATTACGGCTCTATATTAGTCTCAATTCCTTCATTCAAAGAAAAAATTCCGCTTTTTATTTTATTTAGGGCACTTGGAATAGAGAGTGATAAGGATATATGCGATACTATATTTGGAAATTATGGAAATGAAATTGAACGCGAGTATTTTCAAAACTTCATAAGACCAAGCATAATTAGCTCGCTATATGTAAATAATGATAAAGAGTATTATATATATACACAAGAAAGTGCGCTTGAATATTTATATAATAAAGTTCGATATGCTACTGTCGAACATGTTAAATCTGTTATAATGACAGAAATATTTCCCAATATTGAGGATATAGAAAGTAAAGGCAAGTATCTCGGATATCTCATTTTACAATTTATTAAAACAGTAATAGGGACATTACCTATTAGTGATAGAGATAGCTATATATATAAGCGTGTTGATATTAGTGGCTTTAAACTGACAGAATTATTTCAAGAATCTTACATAAAATTACGAGATGATATTAGAATAAAATTAGACAGAGAATATTACTATGGTTCTTATAAAGAGAAAAATGAGTATGATAAAATTATAAATAATAACAATATATACAAAATAATAGATTATTTAATTATCACGCAAACATTCGCAAAATCTCTTAAAGGTCGCTGGGGGCAAATAAGCAATAGCGACCCAGAACTCGGAATTGTTCAGGATTTATCGCGAATAAGCTATATAGGCTATTTGTCACATTTGAGGCGTGTCAATATACCAATTGATAGAAGCATAAAAATTACGAGCCCCCATAGATTACATTCTCAACAATGGGGTATGATGTGTCCTTTTGAAAGTCCGGATGGAGCTTCAATTGGATATCTCAAAAATATGGCATTATTAACAAAAATAACAGCAGGGATTAATGTAGAAAATATAAAGAAGTGTCTCATAGATATCGGTATAATTCCATTAAACAGATGCAATTTTTTAATAAATAAGAACATAACAGCAGTATTTTTGAATGGTTCTTTGTACGGATATACAGGAGATCCAATATTTATCACGAGAATATTAAAAGCTTACAGAAGAAATGGATTAATTAATATATTAATATCTATATCTTGGAGTATTCCTAACAATGAAATAAGAATATTTACGGAAGCAGGGAGACCTTGTAGGCCTCTATTAATTTTGAAAAATAATAAGAAGGCCGAATATCCTCATAATGATATATTAGTATATAAAAATAATAACTATAATAATTGGTTTGATATGCTAAATGGCTCATATAATAAACTAAATGAAACCGAGAAAACAGACGATTATTATTATAGAGATATATATAATAAACCAATTGGAGACGATAATTCAGGTGTTCTTAACAGTTTTGAAAGTATTGAAAAATATACTGGGGGCTACATATCAACTATTTTTAATATTAATGGTGGCAAAAAAACTCCTAATGAATCCGACAGCGAAGATATTGATGGATATAATAATTATTATAGGAAACTCTATGATAAAATATTAAATGAGCTCGAGAACAAAGGAGCTTGTATAGAATATTTAGATAACGAGGAAACAGATACTTGTTTTATAGCTATGAATAAGGAAGATATAACACCTCTTCATACGCATTTAGAAATACATCCTTCGACAATATTAAGTGTAGTTTCTGGGAATATCCCGATGTGTAATCACAATCAGTCGGCGAGAAATGTTTTCCACGCAGCACAATCTAAACAGGCTATAGGGATGTATGCTACAAACTTCAATAATAGATTTGATACTATGAGCTATGTTCTCCATTATCCTCAAAGGGCAATAATAAATACGAGAATAGCTCAATATACTTCAAGTGATCATATGGCAAACGGGTTTAATACTATTGTTGCCATTATGACATATTCAGGTTTTAATCAAGAAGATAGTATTATGATTAATAAGGCAGCAATAAATAGAGGATTAAACTATCTATCATATTACAAATCAATTACAGCTACAAGTAAAGTTATTTCGGATACTGAAAGAATAATTTTTGGAAATCCTATAAAAATGCGAGATAGTGG